CATAATTAAGTTGAGCACCCCAAATGTAAAAAGTAGGTGCTGCATCAGCTCCACCAACTAAAGTGCTATTACATAATTGAGGAATTTCATAAGTTGCTGCTGCATTAAATGTCCATGTTAATCTTTGCCATTCGGAAGTATAAGATAAAACAGAAGATACACCACTTTGACCACTTCTTATCCCAACATTACCATTCCCACCTACAGATTTAATATAACATGAAAAAGTACAAGGCAATCCAGGAGTTAAAATTGCCCCAGTATTGACTTGCTCAATCCTATTTAAACTTCCAGAAGCTATTTCAATTTTATCAGCAGTAGACGTACCATTCGGAGCTGCAGTTGCATTTGAAGTTACAATAACTGTACTCCCACCATTTGGAATTCCCCAAACTGCATTTGTAAAATCTTCGGAATATTTAATTGCATTCCAACAAACATTCTCTACTTGCCCTAAACTATTAATACGAGTGCCATCACTTCCTCTTACGAAATCTAAATCGCCACTTCCATCACTTGGAATTATAGAATAAACCTTATCTTCTTTATAGCCACTTGGTATCAATACAAGTGAAGCATCGTTTAATAAACTCATTTTAATTTATTTAATTTAGAAACCAAGCAACTTTGTCCTTCAAAAAAACCACTATCAGCTGCAATCCTCGCTTTAAAAGGATTAACATACATACCCATAATCTTACTAAATACTCCTCTACGGATGAATAAAGCTAAAGTTATCATTAATATAGAATTACGCTACCAGAATCTAAAGTAATTGAAGTAAATGTTTTACCGGTAGGAGAAAAAATAATCATACCAGCACTTAAAGTATTGCCTTTAATACCATAAACGCCATCAGTTACATCATCTCCGTTAAGTAATAACTCTGCAACAACGCAATCTTCATTAACTACAAATGCTTCAAATTCAGCATCTTTTGAATGCGTTCCAGTAACAAGGTAACTACCATTGCTACCACTTATTCTTTCTAAAATTGTCATTTCTTTTTATTTTAAATAGGTTTAATTAGGAATTTGACACTCATTATATACAAAATCTACACCCAAAGTAAAGCTAAATCTTGCTCCACCTAAATAGTCCGGAGTTTGCTCCTCAACCACATCAAAAGTAACATCGCCTAAACGAATATCTTGATTGTATTTTAAAGCTGAAAGTATATCCCCACCTATTTGAATGCAGTCGCTTTTTACTTCCTCTACATTAGATTGGTCTTGTAAGGTTTTATCCAAAGTAAATAACTCTACGTTAAAAGTCATCACATTGCCACTTATAGAGCCATTTGCGACATTAAAAAACAAAGCTGGATATTGATTATCACCTTGATCTAAAAAGTCCCATGTATCTCCATAAAACGTGGTCTTAATCTGCTTATGACTTTGACTTAACGACTTTATTGTTTGTATTACTTGGTTTAGTGTCATTTTTTTCAATTTTAGCCAAGAAAAGTTTTAACTTCTCAACATTTTTGTTGTTATAATTTTTTGCCATTAGCAATCGTTGCAGTTTCTAAATGTGTTGCCTTGATACTTCTCCTCAAATGTTCTTTTATGATTTTTAGTACAATAGTAATCATCTAAAAATATAGAGCTTGTATAAGCATCTCTATCCGGAATGATAGTTTCAATCGTGCTTCCAGGATTAATATACAAAGGAAAGTTACCTATTGAGGCTTGGTATTTTAAATAATTTATTAATCTCTCTTTGTAAAACTCTGCTCTTGTTTTGTATCTTGCTGAAATATCTAATAAATCTTGCATTGATGGTTGAGTAGTGTTTTCTCCCGTTTTTTGTACTGTTCCTTTCGTGTACATTTGGAAGTTTAACTCTACGCTCAATTCACTTAACACATAATAAACCAAAGTATCTGCTATATAGTCATTGATTAAAGTAACCTCTGCAGCAGTTAAGTTATTAGCTTGAATACCGGTAAGAATGCGATTATAAAGAGCAGTTCCAAGAGCCGGATGAATGTACATATCTTGGCTCGTTTTGATTTCTGGGTAAAGTAGTTTCTCATCTACATTACCAGCTAAACCACTACGCTCTTTAATTGAATTAGGACTAATTATAAGTATGTTCTTGCTCATTTTTATTTGTTTTTACGCATTACGATATTGCTTTTCCACTCATGGCGGCAACTCGGTGAGTGAGTGCCATCTGGCATAGTCCACCATTTTCCTTTTCTATCCCATACCGAGTATCCAAGCCTTGCACTCATGGCTTCAATATCACTTCTTGAATAAAACTTATCTAAAGACATTAATCGTTTACAAAACTCTCTACTCGGATGAGCACTTGTATTTCTTTCTCCAGCCGGTACTATATCTTTCCACTCATAAGAGTATCTAATCATGAAAGATTTTGTTTCTGGCTCTATTTTAGTCAATTCGCTTAATGGAGCAGTTAATTCGTGAATAGTTGTACCATTATCAATACCTACTGCTAAACTTCCAGTTTTAATTAATTCATCAATATTTCTATTTACAACATCAACGTCAACCTTTAAAGTATTTGCAATTACTTCCGGAGTTATTCTTTTATCCTTGTTTATTAAGTCAAGTATATCAGCTTTAGTTTGGTTTATAGATGCAAATAATTCATAATCAGTATACTCATCAAATCTTGCTTTCTTTTTAAATACTTGGAAGTTCTCACTTGCTTCGCCAAACTCTTCAAATATGAAATCTTCACTCATTTTTTGTGCTTGTGGTTGGTATAAACTTGCATCAATACCTAACTTTTCTAATATCCACTCTTTAGGTGCAACTGCAGCGATTGTTTGCTCTCCAAATTCAATACCTATTGGCTCAACTGCTATCAAATTCATTGGTTCTTTTACACCTCTGTAGCTGCCTATCATGTTGATAATAGCTTCAATTTGTCTTTGCTTATAATTTACATAAGTATTTTTAAATATCTCATATCCATCACGCATCTCTTGTCTGCTTCCTAATTTACCAGGCTCTGCAATACCAAATAAAGCCGGAGTAGTAATTTGATGAGCTACATATATATTCGTTCTAATCAACTCATCAGTATGGCTAAAATCTTCTTTCGTTAAATCACTCGCTCCTAAATCATCTATAATAGGTTTTCTATTACTATCGTTTACAAATGATAAAAGGAACTTTTTACCATCACTACCAGTAAACTTATTCTCAAACTTACGCTCAATAATTCTTTTCTCTTCTGGATTAGGCTCTCCGTTAGGTAAAGTAATTAACTTACTTGGAGTGAAGCCGGTTTGTGCATTGCCTAAAACGTGCTTACTTACTTCAATATCACTTTCAATATAGTTTAAACCACCGAAATAAGATGGCAAAGGATAAATACTAATACCAGCACGATATTCTTTAGCAAATAAGATTTGACTTCCTTTAGGGTAATTAGGATTGAATGCTGGGAATACTTTAGCTTCTTCGTGTCTGTCCTTCCAATTATCTTTAACCCAATATTGTGTATTGTCTTTGTTTGTTCTAACTTTTGAATAATCTACATGATAAATATCCGAGATCATGCCATTCATACTCCAAATAACTTGTAGATAAAAACCTCCAAAAATCTCATTATCAGTTACAATCTTTTTAGTAACATCTTCTAAAGTTTCTACTTGGTTTGCTTTCATTATAAAAAGCTCCCCATAAGCATCTCCGGCTTTCCAGCCATTGCCACAAATGTAATTAATCTTACCTTTTATTAATGCTTGGTGCTTTGCAGATTTCTTATAAAGCTCTAATAAGTATTCCGGATAGTCATTCATATGACCATATTCGTAATAACCTACTCCCTTTTTCTCTTTATAGTCCGGTTGTCTTGCCTCTGCAAATGTTAATATACTGAAATTATCCATAAACTACATAAGTATTTAATGTTTCGTTAGTTGTAAATACTGTATTATTGTCAATTACTCTTACTAAACCCGTTTCAAGTATTTCTCCACTTGTAGCTACACCAGAATTAGAGCCAAATACTGTATAATTCCATTGCCCTATTGTTAAAGCATTGAAAAAAGAATAAGGAAATTCATTGTATCTATTAGGATATGGACTTAAATCGGTGCTTCTCAATTTTGTAATAGTTATTACTTGTTTCGTAACCACATTAGTAAACTGAAAATACCAATAAGCCCATGCACTCGTTTCTTTTTCATTTAGAGTGAAGATAAAATTAGTAGGATTGTCAATATTAAGTACCATTCTATAAGTAAATAGGCAAACCTCTAAAAATACAAAAAGGAGTGGTAAAAACCACCCCTCTTTTATATACAACTACGAACAACCTTTAGTTTGTCAATGCAGATATAGCTGCAGAAGATACAGACCACATTGGGTCAGCTTCCATTGCTTGGAATGTTAAAGAATATCCGTTTCTATCTCCAGAAGCAGTACCAGTTGCAGAATTACCAGAAGTAATATCAGCACCATTTTTAGCACCTACTAACCAGAAAGCTCCGTTCATATCTTCAACGATTGCCATCAATCTATTTTTAGCAAGTAACAAGATTTCGTTTCTTGTTGCTGCAGCTAATTTATTAAGAATTACAGTTAATTCTTGTTGGTAGAATATAGTACCATTTTGAACGTTAGCAGTAATAGTTTCAGTGAAAGATGATGTTTCACGAACTTGAGCGTATTTCCAAAACTTTTTACCAGCAGCCATAGTTAAAGTAGCAACACCAGCAGCATAAGTAATAGAAGCAACGTTATCAAATTCAACAAATCTTACTGACTTTACACCACCTAACGACTCTTTACAGTCCAATATAAAACCTTGAGTTAAAGCACAAGCCATGATTAATTAATTTAAAAATTTAA